TGACCGCTGCGGGTAATCTACTATCTCCGTTATAATAGCAGACTTCTCTAGCGGGTGGAACTGCGCCTTGCCAGTCGCGCAGGCGTGGTACACATCCTCCATACAATGCGTGTCGCCAGCGTAATCTAGCGCGTCGCTGATCCACTTGTAGCAGCGCTCCCACTGAGCGCCCATCCGGTCTTCAGCCGATAATAAGGTAGGCGAAGTCTGCATCGTGTCCTGAGTTCTGATAGTTGATGACCATAGTACCGTTTGTGCTGGTGCTATCAATGTATGGGTTGTGGTGCCAAGGGTCGTGGTCAACGCCGGTAAAAAACACTAGGCTAGATGTTGAATAGCGAGGATCGTTGACCGTTACCTGAGTGCTGCTTGATGGAAACGTCACATAGCCAACGCTGTTCAAGCCGCCGTTAATCGTGCGATTTAGAACCTCGGCAATTTCGCGTGTCGTAGCCGTGATTGGATTTAACGTGCGAAAGTTAGTAACGCGCTGTTCAATAGTCATCGTCTGCCCACCGATCTAACGTCTAAGTCTATTCCGTGCGCGTATGACCAGTCGCCGCTAAGTAGCATCTTTACGCGGTGATATCGGTCATGCGCTCTGAAAGGCACAAAACCTGAGACGTTTGTGCTGCCGCCAGCGATAAAGTTGACAAGGTCAGTCGGCGTGCCGCGCAACCCGACAAAAATCTCAACGGAGCCGCCCTCGTGGTAAGGATAGACACGCGTAATAATTGCGTGGTTTCCAACCTGAATAGCCGCCTCACCTGTCGTCACTATGCCCTGCAAAGGATCGCCAGAAAACGCGTGTATATTTGCGCCCAGAGCGCCGCCAAATAAAAACTGCCCGCCCTTGTACAATGCGCTATCAAGAGACGCTGGCAGGGCGTCTACGCTGGTGCTGATGTTGTCCAAATCCTCTAGCGTGTAGCCCGGCGTAAAGAACGGCGCAATCAAATCGTTTTTGACGTTTGCCAGAGACCAGCGACCCAAGGCGTAGTTGTAAATTAGCAGCCGGTCTGGCGTGCCGTCTATCGAGCTGTTCGACACATACGACCAAACCGCAATCTGGTTTTGCGGGTCTACGGTTGAGGTCATCTTGTCTTTGTAGGAGATATTAAAGTCTTCCTCTAGGAACCAGCGGTTCACCTTCTCCGCGCCGATAGGCTGAGAGCGAGAGCCATCGAACATATAGAAGCCGTCGTCTGACAGGTAAAACACCATATGCCCGATATTGCAGACAGAGCCGGAAACTTGACAGCCACGCGCCGTCTCAACCTTATCGAACTGCCAGATTAGTGGCGGGCCTGTGTAGGTGGCACGCACAATCGCACGCTCCATCAGGATCGTGCAGTATTCCCCGCCGACCATTCCAGTAATTGCACCAGCGTCGGGTATTTCTTGGAAATCAGATTGATCCGTGCCAGCCACCCAGCTCGTTATGTCGTTAAACCCTGACCAGCGAACCTTATAAGGCACACGCCCTGAACCCTCGTCGATGTTGGCCGTCCACACAAAGTCGCGCACAACGGCAAGGAAGTCAGCCTTTGGCGGCGTGCCGGACAAATCAGAAAACACAGTATCGGTGCCAAGCTGGAATTTTTGCAGCTCTTCGCCAATACCGCCAGACGCGATAACTGTGTCGCCAAACTGGACAAACCGCCAACGCTCACCGCTGACCAAATCATAGGCAGGCGTGCCTGCCTTGCTTATGTCGTCGAGGCCGCTAGTTCCGGCATTGAAAGAGTAGAGCTTGGCGCTATCACCGGCAAACAGCTTTACTGAGCCGTCGTTTTGCTTCGCCGCGAATATGTTTAATATCGTGTTTGATGCGGCGGTTGAGTATTGCACAAAGCCGGGCATACTGCGGTATCCGTTAGCCGCAGGAATAACGTTTGTCGCCTCAACGACGCCCGCATTTGAGAAGTCGGGCTGATCTGGCAGCCATTCACCAAACGTAATCATTGCCCTAACCAAACTCCTGTTGCGCCAGACGTCACAGTCGACCAGATGGCCGGTGTGTCCGTAGTGTCAGTCCAAATTGCGGCAGTGTCTGATGTGTCTGTCCACGCCTCGCCTAATATTTCTCCGGTGATTGTACCACTCACCGCGACATTTGCCGACCCCGACATCGCAAACGTGCCAACCGGCGCAGACGCTGATGTAATCGCTGCGGTGGCGTCACCCTCAAATGCGTATACCAAAAATGCCTGAGCCGTAGCGTTAAAGGCGACTGTGGCGCTGCCGCCGTAAGATGCGATAAAGATGGCGTTAGCCGTAACACCAGCCGCGCCAGTGACTGACGCTGACATAGACTGTATGCGATTTGCTGTTCCTGTTGATGTTATGGCAACAGCCGCAGCGCCGTCAAAATGCTGCACGCGTTGAGGCGCAGCCGTGGCAGACGCCGAAACATTTACGCTCGCGTCAAACTCAATCGCAAATAGCATAGCGCCGGTAGCTGTAACAGCCACAGACGCTGATCCGTCAGCAACAAGAACGCACAGGCGGTCTCCGGTGCCAATCTCGTCCAGCGTATATCCGAAGTTGTCTAGCTGCTCAAGCGTACCCCAACTATCCAACTGATCCATCGTGGGGTTGCACCACGGCAGAGCGTCAGGACTGTCGAGGCTCGCTGGCAGCGCGTCTATGCTGCCAGTTAGCTGTTCAAGTTGTGGGTCGCTGGTTGCCATCTAACCGCCTTTAAGCTGCGGTGATGTCTAAGTCACCTGTCGGTATTTTCAAGATATCGCCGTTAGCAATCAGCTTTGGCGTGGTGAACGCGCCGTGGATCAACAAGTTGCCACCGCTGAGAGCATCAAAAATTCCGAAGTGGCTTACTGTACCCCAAGAGCCGGTGGCTGCGTTGAACTCAACCGCCGCACTATTTGCGGTTGTGCCAGATGCTGCGGCTGTAAATGTCGCCACCTCACGCGCATAGTTATTGCCGGTCAACTCGGTGCCGCTGTTGTCGTCGTTAAACGATGCAGTCGACAGGCCGACGTAAACTGTGGTCGGCATCGTATACGCGCCGGTTCCAAGGATATGGTCGAGAATTTCATTCTCAAGATAGTCACTCATTGCAGACATAATTTAGCTCTCCGCTGCTGTGTTTTGCCGCTGGTAAATGCTGCTCATAGCCAGCGAGCCGGTGCCATAATGTGAGCGCTCCTCGTCAATTTTTATCTCCTCAAGCGCCAAGTTAAACCGCTGGAGATATTGAGAGGCACGCTGCTCATCCAAAAGGTAAGCATACGCCTCAGCCAACGCTCCGTAAAGGTAGGCATCCGGCGAGCGCGACAGAATGTTGTTTGTCTGGTTTACCGCTGACAATGGCGTAATAGAGCCAATGTAAACGATCTCCAAAGAGTAAGTCGTGTCTGGCACAGGGCGCAGCTTAATCTCGTCGCCGATAATGCTGTAGCCAAGTGGCTTGCCCTGACCGCTCGACGCAAACTTCTCGTCCAGAGCGACTGGGCTGTAATAGCTAAGAACGGTCAGCGGTGATGTGTTCAGCTTTACCTCACGCACCTCACGCAAGTCGGTTGGCAGCGACAGGTATTCGTTGCCGCCAACAGTCGACGCTGTCGCGCGCTTTTCCTGACTGCGTGTTTCAAGCTCGCGGCTCATGCGCGCCTCAGCCATCGTGATAAAGTCAGGGATTTGCGCCGTCAAATCGTCGCGCGCCAAAAAATTGGCTACAGCGGTTTGGAGGTTTGTGTAGGTATCAACTGCCATCAGATATGCCCGCCACCAGTTCTAAAATCTCTGTTCTCGTTACTGTTCAGCCACGCCTTCCAGCCCTTTGGGTTTTCCTGCGGTGTGCCGAGCGTCTCGATTAGGTGATTATACACTACATTTGGTATTTCTGCTACGTGCTGCATATGGCGCTGGGTATTGCCAATCATGTTGCCCTTTGTGTAGTCGTTATTCATTTGACGGTTTAGCTTTACCAGCGTGTCAAAGCGCTGGGTCGTCTCAATGATGTCCGTGCCATCAGAGCGCTGATCCATTACCACCTCTTTGGCGGTGTAGGGGTCGGTATACAAAACTCGTTTCATGTCGTCTCCCTCATAGAAGAGAGGGGGCAGTCGCCCGCCCCCTCCGATTTATTATGATCCGTTAAGATCGTAGACAACTGCGTGTGCCTTAGGCGCGGTAGGCTTGAGCGCCCACTCAGTGACCAGGTGCGACGTTTTTGCGTCACCGTCCTGGCTAAGTTCCTGCTCAAGGAAGTTACGTCCGTTCAGTGTGCAGATTGACACGAAGTCTGGGTCAATCAAGAACACCCGGTCGTTACCCAACAAGCGTGATGGAACGGCCTCAACAGTACCGAAGTCGGTCAGGAAAACACTGGTAGACCCGACATATGTGACTTCTTTAGCGGCAGTCATGTTTACGTCGTTTGACACCAGATTGCCTGAAGCAGACAGGTCTGAGAAGTTCGCACGGTTGGTCGCTGACGCGATCATCAGGCGAGGGTTTCCACCGTCTGTCCACGCATCCTGCATCCCATCTTCGATGAGCGCCAGGGTTAATGCGCGAGCCGTTCCTGACGTGATTGTTGTTGTGCCGTCGGCACCAACAGCAAACGCACCAGTTGCGCCAACTGAACCGTTTGACATCCAGCAGGTCAGTGAAGCTGACTTGCGTGGGTCTGAACCGTCGCGTGCAACGTCTGTGTCACCGATTGCTTTTTCGATGTCCCGGCGAAGCTCCAGGGCCTTCAAGACCTTCTGGTAGTTGTGTTCCCGCTCTCTCCCGGCGCTGTCGACTGCATCCAAAGTCCCGGATGTAGCAAACACCTTCTTTGAGATTTGGTGGTAGTTACCAATCCGTGCAGTTGGTGTTGCCGCAGCAGTTGCGGTGGTTGCACCTTCGTTGTGGTAGTTCGTTGCCGCATTTTCTTCAACTAAGATCGCTAATCTTAATCCGTCTTTTTACAGACTGCTCATGCTTTCACATGAGATGAGACTATATCATCACCCCGATTTGGGGTGCTGTGCGCTTCCACTCGCTTGAGTGTACTCCCCGAAGGGATAGTCGTTGCACCTTCCTATTTCTAGGCTTGGCTCAGGATTGCCATATCTTTCGACTTAGGGTTTCCCTGAGTTCACACAGT